GCCGGGTCGGGCTGTACGGAAGGCGGCGCGGTCCTGTCCGTCACGACCGGGGCGGCATCTTCCACCACCACGAACGCGCCGGGGAACCGGGCCAGCAGCCGCTCGCCGAGCGCGCCCGGCACTTCCGCCGTCGCGTCGGCCGGGATGCTGTACGCCCCGTCCGACCAGTCGCACCGCGTCACCTGCGTGTAGCCGATGTTCGTGAGCTTCATCCCCCCACCTCGGCGGGTGCGGTGGCGGCTGCCCAAGCCCGTCCGCCACCGCCCGCCATTCCCCAGCGAATCAGCCGGGGCCTAGGTTCAGTAGGTCGCCACGCCGAAGCCGCCGTTGATGGCGCGGTCGGTGCCGGCGAGAATCTCGGTGCCGATGGGGCTGTTGAACGTCCAGCGGTAGATGGCGCGGAACGTCTTCTGCCCGTAGGCGAACCGGAAGTGGTCGGAGTAGCTGGCGACCACGCCCAAGCGCTCGCCGATCTTGAAGGCGGGACGGCAGACGTGGTAGATGGCGGTCTTGTTGCTGGCCGGCGTCGGGATGACACCCGAGTCGTTCAGCGTCACCGGCACCTTGCCCGAGACGACGACCGGGCGGCCGAACACCTGGCCGATGGCACCCGTCACGACCGGACCCTGCGCACCCAGCACGCTCCAGAGCGGGATGCCGTCGGAGTTCTTGGCGACCATCAGGCGAGCCAGCCCGTTGGTGTCGCAGACCCACGCGCCGTCACCCGGCTGACCGTAGGCACCCTGCGCGCCCCACATGGCGGCCAGCGCCTCGCCCGTCACGCCACCACTCAGGTCCACGGCCGAGTCGCCCGAGGACGCCAGGTAGCCGTAGAGGAAGTAGCGCAGCCCGTTGAACTCGTCCTCGACCGTCCCGCCGTCGATGGTGCCGGTGAGCTGGCCGTTGATGATGTCCGACTCCTTCTTGTTGGCGATGGCGTAGGCCAGCTCCTCGAGCGCGTAGTTGGCGCCCGCGATGCTGTCCATCCCCCACTCCTCGGACTCGTAGGCCAGCGCGTACATCTTGCTCGCGGTGAACGTCTCGCCCGTGGTCTTGATGGTCGAGGCGGTCGCGTAGCTGGTCCCGGCGTCGCTCGTCTGCTCGCCGCCGTAGTTGGCGGTCGTGACCGCGCCACGCATCGCCTTCTTGACGGTGATGGCGTTCATCGGGAACGTCTCGAACAGGTTGGCGACGTTCAGGCCCAGCGCGATGCGGTCGTAGATGGCACCGGAGAGGACCAGCGTCGGCACGAACTCGGAACCCTCGCCGGCCGTCGCGTCGGCCAGCGCGCCCGAGAACTGCTTGTAGAGCGACTTCTCCTCGGCCGCCAGCGGCAGCGAGTCGTAGCCGCCGTAGCCGGGGTCGCTGGCGTGCAGCCGCAGGTGCGACAGGACGTTGATGTCGTGGACGTAGCGCAGCCGCGCCAGCTTCTTCGCGGTCGTCGCGTCGTCCGTCAGGCGCTCGGGCTTCGCCACGAGCAGCGAGAGCTGCGCGCGGCCGAGGCCACGATACGCCGGGGCCACGTCACGGTCGGCCAGGTCGTCGTTGCCCGGAGCGATGACCAGCGCCGAGCGGTCGAGCTTGACCGAACGGGTGTCGTCCACCGGGGCCGGGGCGGTACGCAGCGCGTTCCGCAGCTCGGCCTTCTGCGCCTCGACCGTGGACAGCAGCGCCGCCACGTCGGTCGAGAGCTTCTGCACCTGCTCCTCGGTCGCGCCGGACTTGCTCACCTGCGAGTTGAACTCGCCGCGCAGGCTCTCCAGCGCCACCGGCACGTCCTTCACCGGGTCGTCCAACTTGAACTGATCCAACATCTGCCTACCCCTCCCCATCCGGCCCCTGCGGGCCTGACATGGCCCGTTGCCGGGCCGGACCTCCGCTCACCAGCGGAGCCACACCACCACCGCTACGACTTCCACCACCGCGCGAACCGCGACTCCCACGAGTCGAGGTCGTGCTGCTTGCGCTGCTCCAACATCGTCAACGTGTCCACCGCCTGCACACTCTTGCCCGCCGCCAGGTAGAAGCCCGTGTCGCGCTGCATCCCGGCCCATGTGAGCGAACCCTCTGGCACATCCACCAGGTCAGACATAACCATCGTACAGAGCTTGCCGTCGTATTCTTTGAGCGGGACATGCACACATCGCAGGTCTTCCTTCCCGCAAATCGAACACGACAACTTCCTGTAGAGCACAGTCGGGGAGTTCTCCGACCACAGGCCACCGACCACGCGATTGACCAACTTGTGACCATCGTCGTCGGCCAGCGTGAATACATCCGCCGCCAACCACGGATCGCCATCTCCGCGCGACATGGCCCGCGCGTCGAAGTAGCGAGCCACCGGCATGTCATCGCTCTCGTTCGTGGAGTGATTGCGCATCACCGGCTTGCCGACAACCATTGGCGCGGCAGCGACCGGCATAGCCGCGTCCATCTGCAAACCGTTGTGCATCGGCATTGTGTTCATCAGGTACATTCCGAACACAAGCACACCGTCGGCCGTGCGCGGAATCAACACCTGTGGCAGCGCGTTGATCTTGGCCAGTTGCTCATCGGTTGGCGTTGTCGGCTCCGACGACAGCCCCAGCACGAGCGGCTGGCGGAACATCTTGAGCGTCTGCGTCACCTCTCCACCTCCACCCTTCCCAATCGCGCCACCCGCACGCGCCACCACTCCCAGCGGTGCCCGCAGTTGTGGCACTCGGCCCGCCGCTCACGCTTCACCCACACCCGCCGCATGCAGCACGGGCAGCGGACGATGGAGCGGACGTCAGGCGTGGACGTGCGCGTGCTTGCCGTTGCCGTTGCCATTCGCCCCCTCGAAGTACCGCGTCCACCGCAGCCGGCGCGCCTGCTCCTGGTTGACCACCGGGACCGTCGTGCAGCGGCAGTTGCAAATCTCCTCCGGCGGCCCCGCCGGGTCGCCCGGGAACTGCAGCCGCGCGTTGCCGACCGTGAAGTAGCCGCCCAGCTCGGCCTGCTGGCCGTCCAGTCCGGCGTAGTCGGCCGTCGCGTGCCGCCCGCCCAGCCCGTCGCCGGCCGTCAGCCACTCGGCTTTCTCGACCACGCCCGACTGCCGCCAGCCCTCCAGCGCGCCGTAGTTGTAGGCGCCCGTCGTCTCGGTGCGGCCGATCAGGAGCGAGCGCGCCTGCTCGGCGTTGTCGAACACCTCGTTGATGCGGGCCACGATGCCGCCGAGGTCGTCGCCCATCGCGATGCCGTCCACGATGGCCTGCCGCACCGCTTCCGTGGTCGTCGCGTTGACGTTCGACAGCACGAAGTCCGTCCGCGCCGCCACCCACGCGGCGATGCCCGCGCTGGCGATGTCGAACGCCACCTCGACGCCGATGTCGGCGATGGCCTCGGCCCCGCGCCGCGCGATGAGCGTGCGGATCAGGGCGTCGAACTTCTCGCGGTCGGTCGGCACGTCGATGGGGATGTGCTCCGTCTCGATGGCGATGAGCCGGTTGACCCTGGTCAGCCGGCCGCCGACTTCCTTCGCCCATGCCAGCACCCGCTCGCGCTGCTCGGCGAACATGGAGCGGAAGTAGACGGCCACCTCGCGCTCGTAGCGCGACAGGTTCACGTCGGCCCGCTTCCGCAACTCGTCCCGGTGTCCCGGGTCGGCCGACAGGCTGCGCGACTGCTCCGTCTCCCTCGGCTCCGGCGGGAAGCCCGGCATCCCGCCGAACGGCTGCGGCTCGGGCCTCGTGTAGAGTTCGTCCGCCGTCTCGTCGTCCGAGGGGTCGAAGCCGAGCTGCTCGCGCGCCTCGTTCACCGTCAGCAGCGGGCGGCCCGCCAGTGCCACGAGCGAGACCGACTGCGCGAGCAGCGCCGACTGCAGCGCCGGCACGCCCGACAGGTCCGTCTCGATGACCAGGTCGGTCCCGAACAGCGGAGCGAGCCGCTCGTTCAGCACGCTGTCGAACATCGTGGCGAGCTGGCGGATACAGCCGTCCCAATACATCCGCTCGTCCACGTTCGCACCCGAGGAGCCGAGGTTCGACCCCTCCTTGATGCCCATCTTCCACGGCGGCACGCCAACCGCGCGGCAGATTTCCGCGTCGATGCGGCGCAGCGTCGCGTCGATCTCCATCTCGCTCATCGTCAGCCCGCGCTGCAGCCACTCGATGCCCTGCACGACCACCGGGTTGCCGACGTTCTGGTAGCCGACGTGGCGGCGCTTGAGCGTGGCGATGAGTGCCTCGATCTCGGCCGGCGAGAGCCGCGCGCCGCCGTCCTTGACGCTGAACAAGCCCTGCAGCATCCCGCCCGAGTTGTAGAAGTTCTTCACCCACAGGTAGGCGTAATACTGCGCCTCGTAGAGCTTCGTCACCGGCTCGAGACAGCTCATCCCGATGGGTTCGTCGTCGGGGTTGTACGAGCGGAAGTGGACGATGTCCTCGGGCTGCACCTCGCTCGGGCTGCCCCGGTCGTACCAGTAGCGCCGCACGCCACGGTTGGCGGTCGCCTCGACCTTGACGTTGTGCGCCGGCAGCAACCACAGCTCGGCCGGCTCGCGCCGCCCGCCGATGCGCTGCAGGAACAGGTAGGCGTTGCCCGCCCACTTGAGGCTGCCCGCCCACGACGCCTTGAGCGAGTAGCCCGTCTCCCACGGGTTCGCCTTGGCGAGCAGGTCCGTCAGGTTGCCCGGCTTGCGGACCTCCAGCACGCGCGTCTCGCCCTTGACGCGGTACACCCGGGTCGGCAGCGAGGCGAAGTCGTGCTGCACCTGGCCGATGGACGCCGCCACCATCGGCACCTTGCGGAAGGCGTCCCGGTGGCTTTCCAGCGGCTCCGGCGGGATGAACGGGTGGTCGAGCACGCCGATGGGCCAGTCGGGCACCGGCTTGCCCGTGGGCGGCTTCGTCGTGGTCAGCACGGCCCACGCGGAACGGAAACGGTCACGCAGCGTCATGCTTCCCATCCTTGCCAACCAACTCCTGGTAGAACGTCCTTCCAGAACCAGCCCATCTGTCGCCGGAGTCCCCAACGCCACACACGCCGGTCAGCGTTTCCGGCTCGTTGACTGGAAGCGTCCCGTCGTGGAATCCCATCTGTCGCCGTACGGTTGGAACTGGCCTGCCGAACTGGTCTAGCAGCGTCATCCAATCACCTCTTCGTCAAGTGGGTTGGCTGTGTTGGCGGCGTGACAAACTCCACGCTTACTTGAGCCCCGGGGGGAAATGACGCAGCGTCGGTTGGACCAAGAAGAATCTTGATCCACCCAACCTCGTGCGCTTCGTTTAGGCAGCTCGCCAACGTCACCAAGCGCACTCCCGAATCATGTTCATACTCTGTTCCAGCAAATGACATCTTGGGCTCTGACGTTCGCACATAGAACCCGTGTCGCACTCGTCGCCCACTCATCCCCACACCCCCACCGCCGGGCGCGCCCGGTCGCTGTTCACCTTGTAGCGAAGCGCGTCGAGCGCGTGATCCTGACCGACCGGCTTGTTGCGGACCCAGCGGTAGCCGCCGAACTCAAGCTCGACGCACGTCGGCAGCTTGTCGCGTAGCCGCCGCGCGTCCGGCTCCACCAGCGAGCCGCGCACGATGGCGATGCGGTCGTTCTTCAGCGCCTCCACCACCGCGAGGATGCCCGTGTTCAAGTCCTTCGCCGCCGGCTGCGTCCACACGCCCGCCCGCGCGAGGTTGTTCCGCCAGTTCAGGTCGTGGTCCGACCAGCTCGACTCGCAGCGGAACTCCGAGAGCCACGAGGCGTAGTTGCGCGCGTCGTCGGCGTCACAGGCGGCGCGCAGCACGGCCAGCTCGAGCGACTCCTGCTCGACCACCATCGCCGCCAGGTCCACGTCGGTGATGTCGCAGCGGTAGACCTGCCGGTAGCACACCTCGCGGCCGGACGGGTCGCGGGCGAACCACAGGCAGACCGCCGGGTCGTTCACGCCGAAGTCGAAGCTGCGAGAGCGCGGCCAGTCGGGCGGCGGGTAGCCACCCCACCTGTCCCACTCGGCCGGACGGTCGATGACGTGCCGCGCCGGGTCGTAGTGCGCGTAGACACCGCCCTCGAACGAGGTCCACTTGCCCAGCAGGTAGCGGTCGCGCCACGAACCCTCGAGCGACTCGAGGTAGGCGCGGTACTCGGGGCTGGCGAACAGGAAGGCGTCGCTCTGCCCGCAGACCGCCACCTCGATGGCCCGCCCGTGGTCGTCATCGAACGTCCGGTTGCCGAGGTCGAACTGGTAGCGGGCATTCGCCCAGTGGTCGCCGCCCTCGGGGTTGAACAGCAGCACCAGCCCGCCCGGGATGTCCGCCTGCCGGTTGGCGCGGCTGCGCGCGATCTCGAACTGCGCGCCGTCCAACTGCTCGGCCTGGTCCACGATGACGAGCGAGAAGTTCGGCCCCATGAACCGCTGCGGCTTGTCGAGGCCGGCCAGCACGATGATGGACTGCCGGCCGTCTCGCTCGGGCAGGTAGAACGTGTCGTCGCTCGCCTTCCATCCCCAGCCGCGATTCAGCCCCTTCGGCTGCGTCCACGCGAGCATCGAGGCCGGCATGACCTCGTCGCGCATGGTCTTCTCGGTCGAGTCCTTCATCGCCGCGCGCTCCTCGCGCAACACGGCGACGCGCGCACCGGGATGCTGCGTGGCGTGCAGCAGGGCGCGGACACAGGCGGGGAAACTCTTGCCCGTGTACCAGCCGCCCGAGACGGCCAGCTCGGCCGCCTGCGAGACGACGATGCGCCGCTGCGCGTGCGTCTTGAGCACGACGCGGCGAGGAGTTGCGGCCCCCGCGACACTCCCCGCCAGCATCGTCGCCACCATGAACCCCCACAGCCACCGAGTCACCGCACCCCCTGGTGCGCGTCCGCGCCCGACCGTGGGCGCAAGCTGCCTACTGCGTCGTCTCGTCCGTCCCCACGACCACCACCAGCGGCGGGATGTCCGGCATCGTGATCGCCTGCTCGATGCGGTCGGTCAGTCCCACCTTCGGCGCGACCAGCTTCCACAGCTCGATGAGCAGACCCGGCGGCGTCTTCGGGTCACGCAGCATCTCGCAGATGCGGGGCGTGGCCGCGACCATCGCGCTGCGAAGGTCGGCCTTCGCGTCGTCCAGCTTCGCCTGCTCGGCCGGGTCCATCCAGCGCGACAGGCGCGCCTTGGCCGCGTTGGCCCGGCTCGCCACCGCCTGCTTCTCGCTCTTGCGCTCCGGCACGCCCAGACGTCTGCCCATCAGTCCCCCAAGTCGTGCGGCTGGCGGCGCGGCGCGAACCGGGACACGCTCACGCCGCCTTCGACGCGGGCCGCGACCGCGTGACTCGGCACGCTAGTCGCAGAGCAGCGGCTGCAGGTAGACCCGCGCGTTGAGGAACCTGCAGGCCGTGTTCCCGTCGGCCCGCACGCGGATGCGCATGAAGCGCGCGAACGCCTCGCGCCCACCGGCCGCGTTGGCGTAGGCGTCGGTGTCGATCACGATGGGGGCGCACAACACCCGGTCGCCGGCCGCAGCGAACGCAGCACCCTGGAACGTCGCGTAGTTCGTGAAGTTCGTCCCGTCCACCGAGACATCGACCACATAGAACAGCGAGTCGGTGTCAGCGATGGTCCCGCTGTTCGACACGATCCACAGCTTCGCCACGCCATGCGCCGTCGCCGGCGTCGAGCTGATGTTCCAGCACCAGTCGTCGGTCGTGAACACGGCCGTCGTGTCGAGGCTCTGCGCCGTTCCGATGATCTGCGTGTACGTCGAGTCGATGTACGTCCCGTTCACGTTCGCGGACCACGGGAGCGCCTTCGGGATGCCGATGCGAGGGCCGGCCTCGCCGACGCCGACCGCCAGGAACATCACGAACGCCACGAGTCCCACCACCGCCACCATCTTCCGCATCTTGCTCCCCCTCCCATCGTCGCGCGCGCGACGCCCGTGGAGCGAAAAGTTTTCGCCCCTCTCCTCACCCATAGCGTAGCATGGCGCGCAAGCCCTACAGCCCGTCGTTGTCGTCGTAGTCGTCCCCAAATCGGTACGTCCTCGGCGTCTTCCTCGCGTAGCGTGCCGTGTCGTCGTAGCCGCCCAGCCGGATGAACTCCGAGACGGCCGACTTGCGACACTCGACCAGCGCCAGGCAGTCCCGGCACCACAGGCGGGGCCGGACGGACGAGAAGCGGCGGCCACACCGCTCGCACCAGCGACGCACAGCCGGCTACCGAACCAGCCGCAGCCACCTGCCGAGACGCACCCAGCCGCAGCCGTGCAGCCGCTCGAGCGCCACGTTCGACGTGCGCAGTTGGACCGTCACGCTGTCCAGCTCGCCGCGCATCGTTGCCATCCGGCCCTCCAGCCGGGCGATGTCCCGGTCGCGCTCTCGGATGGCCTCCAACACCCGTGCGCTCGTGATCGGTACGACCGCCCCGTCGGGACAACTGAGCGTGCCCTTGATTCGAACCGACTTCACCACGGCCCCCTCCTTGGTAAGTGGCTAAATATTTACCAACCAGCTCACGGGATGCCAGCGATGGTTGCCCCGGTCTTGCGGTCGGCATCTGCAAACGCCTGCACCCACGACGGCCCCGAACCGATCACGCGCTCGGGCCAGTTCCACGGGTAGACTCCATCGACTCGTTCCGCCGGCGGTTCGATAACCCCGACCTCGCACAGCCCGGCCCAGCCGACGTGGCATGACCTGCGGCGAACCATCCAGCACTTCCCGAACCTGCGCTCGGCTTCGATACACGCCTGAGCGAATCTCACAGCGACGACCCCCCCGGTTGTCTGACTTGGGACCACAGGGCAGGCAAGCTGTGAGCTATGAGCGGTGTATTCACCCCCGGAGGGGGTGATACCTGCTCATAGCTCATAGCTGCCCCGGACGCTCATAGCTCATAGCTTCCACCAACATTCCTCGCATCCCGTTGACTACCATTCGATTTCCTCGTTGCTATGAGCTTCACAGCTATGCGACTCACAGCTCATAGCTGGCAGGACGAACTTGGGCCGCTGTACTGTCCCCCGGTTGAGGTCCCGCCACGAGCTGAGTCCGCTCTTGACGGCCAGCCGTTCGAGCGCCGTCCTGACCGGGTTGCGCCCGACGCTAGCCGCCCGCTCGAGGTCTTCGTAGGTGGCGCCGTTGTCCCCGGAGTTGCGGAGGTAGGTCTCGACGTAGCCGAGCACGCGGTCCCCAGCCGGCACCGGGGCCTCGGTGGCGTTCCACCAGCCGGCCTCATCCTGTGTCATGTAGACATCGTGGGGCTTGGCGCAGTGTCGGCACTTGGAGAAGTGGAGCCGGTAGTGCCCGCTGGCATCCTTCTCGATGTTCGCGCCCATCTCGGCCCAATCGCGGGTGAGGATGCCTGCGCCCCGGGCCTTGTCACCTGAAGTGCGCACGGCCTTGGGGTCGCCGCCGGTCTTGACCTCGTGGTGGACGAGCAGGACGGCGGCCCCGGTCGTGAGGCCGATGGTCTGAACGGCGCGTCGGACTCGCGCGAACCCCTCGGGCGTCTCGGCCTCGCTGTGGAACTGCGAGAGCGGGTCGATGACGATGAGTCGGGCCTTGGTGCGCTGGATGAGGCGGACGATCTTGGCGATGTCGGCCGGGTCGATGATGTCGATGTACCTCCCCAGCCGGTCGTAGGTGAGGGTGAACAGGCTGGGCGGGCACTCGCGGTAGACGGGATGCGATGCGCGGCGTTGCTGGACGTGGTAGCTGGAAAGCTCGGCCTGGATGAGAACGACGGGTACGCCTTTCTCGACGGCGGCGAATGAGCCGAGCCACAGCCCGCCCGAGGCCACGGCGTAGGCGAACTGCTCGCCCATGAACGATTTTCCCTCGCCGGCCGGGGCGTGGATGATGGCCCCGCCGCCCTCGCACAGCATGGACGCGCCCATGAGGGACCGTGGCTGGGTGAACGGCTCGGCCATGAAGTCGGGGCCGGCCAGTGCGGCGTTCGCCATCTCGTCCACGCCGATCGCCTCGGCACCGATGGCCTCCGTATCCGCACGGAACCGCTCCAGGGCCTCGCCAACGGGCGTTGCTCCGGTGCGGGTATCCTCGGACAGCCTGTCGGCCGCCTTGCCGGCCAAGCGCCGGACGTAGTGCTCCCGCACGATACGTGCGTGCTGTTCCGGCGAGCGGCCCCAGGTGGCGTAGTCGAGCACGCGCGACAGTTCCAGCGGCCCGCCGAAGGTGTCCATCTCGTTGCGCGCCTTGAGTTCGGCCGACACGGTCACGAGGTCGGGGTCGTCGCCCCTCGCCACGACGCGCAGGATGGCGTCGAACAGCATCCGGTGGTTGGCCTGCCAGAACATGGTGTTACGGAGCAGGGCGGCCGCTTTGCGGGCCGTCTCGCCTGACGAATCCATGAGCATGGCCGCGAGGACCGCGCGCTCGGCGTCGAGTGCGACTGGCAGCGGCAGGCGGTCGGGTTCGGCGGTGACGCGGGTGTCACTCACTGGCGGCCTCGTTGAACAGCGGGCAGTCGGCGGCGATGCGCTGGCGGGCAATCTCGACGTAGTCGGGATTGATGTCGAAGCCGATGAAGTTGCGGCCGAGCGCCCGACAGGCAAGCCCCGTTGACCCGGTTCCCATGAAGGGGTCCAGCACGGTGTCGCCCGGCTCGGTGTGCAGGCCGATGAAGTGCATGGCGAGGCCGACCGGCTTCTCGGTGGGGTGCTGCTCGGCTGACGGGATGATGCGCCGCACCGCCGGGAGCGAGTTCGGGCGGATGATGTTCTCGATTCGGTGCGAGTCGTCGTACCACTTGCACGCGCCGCCGCGCTTCTGGCCGACGAGGACCGTTTCGTAGGAGCGCCGGTAGTGCCAGCCCATGCCCATCGGCCCCTTGTCCCACACGACCATTTGCTTGAAGTCGAACACCTCGTCCATCCACAGGGACCAGCGCGCGAACTGCGGGTCGGGGCCGCCGCCGCCGCAGCAGCAGCCTCGTGCGCCTGTAGCCCGAGCGCCTGTTCCCACCGCGATATCAGGTCGCCGTTGTTGTTGTTGTGTCCGTAGGGCGGGTCGGTGAACACCATGTCCACGCTCTTGTCCGGCATCTCGCGCAGCAGCGCGAGCGCGTCCCCGCAGCGGAGGTCAACCGCCACAAGCCCTCCTAGGCCCGTTTGCCCGTCGCCCTGACCCGGAACGCCTGCCACCACGCCCGGGGCCGTCAGAAATCAAGTTTGGCACGAGCCTGCGCCTCCTGTTCGCCACCCGCTGCCCCAGTTGGATGCGGTACTGGACCAGCTTGGCGGCGTAGTCCTGCCACGGCATGGCCGACTGGTCCGGCGCCCCACGGACCTCGCAGGCGACGCAGGTGCGGCAGCCGGCCCGGTGGGCGTCGAACGGTCGGCCGCACCAATCACACCTTGTTGGATAGCTCGTACCGTCCATCGCTTCCCCTTCGATGAGAACGCCTATCCCCGCCGACATTCACGCCGCGCCTCAGGTTTACGCTTCTGGTCACAGGCTCAAGGTGGTCTGGATTCACGCAGTCACGCACACGACACAGGTGGTCAAGGTCCATTCCGGCCGGGACATCTCCGACCGCGTACTGATACAGGAACCTGTGGGCCAGGATGCTCCCAAACCGTCTTGATCCTGCGTGCGCGTATCCATTCGAGAAGTGCGCGCCAGTCCATCGCCAGCAGCCGTCGTCGCAGAACTCGACCTTGGCCAGCATCCGATCAACGGTCTTGTCTTTCTCGGTCACGCCGTCCCCGCCCGTGGTGCGAGGTCGAGCTGTTGTCCGAGCCGCTGCCGGCGGTCGTCCTCGATGAGCGCGCGGACGATGGCCGCCTTGCGGGCGACCTCGGCCTCGGACGGCGCGTTCGGGTCGGCCAGCGGGCCGCCGGCCTGCCAGTCCCCGGGCTGCGGTTCGGCCGAGTAGGCGCCGACCCGGTATCTCCGCTGGGCGATCCGCGCGCACTCCTTGCAGGCGATGCGTCCCTTGACGACGCGGAAGCCGACCTCGGCGAGCAGGTGGCCGTGGCAGCAGCGGGCGCTCACGCGGCCTTCGTCACGGTGACGAACACGCGGCCGTCGGCGACGATGTCACCACGGCGGATGCGCAGGTCGTCGATGAGGGAGTCGTCCTCGATTACGAGATTGTGCGCGAGGGCGTCGAGCAGGGGCTTGAGCAGGTTGTCCAAATCTCGCTTACGCCGATCCGGCGGGCAGGCGACGATGGACACGGCGAGCCGCGTGGTGAAGGTGCGCACGCAGGTGCCCTCGCCACGCAGGATGGCGAACGCCGCCGCCTCGCGGTAGGCGCGGGCCTCGGCGGAGAGCAGCGTGCGGCCGGCGAGCCGGCCCTTGTTGGGAGAGCGCCAGTAGCGGTTGACCGAGGGCGGCCAGGGCAGGCTAAGGGTTGCGGTCGCGGCCATCCTTGGCCTCCCCGTTGTCAGATGTGTCGGACTGCCGACGGTTCGCCACCTGCGTGGCATCGCCCCGCGATTGCGTGGTCTGACCACTCAGCCGGTCGGCCTCGCGGCGGATGGCGGCGGCGGCGTCCGTCATGCACGGCTGCCCGTTGCGCTGGAAGTGGAAGTCGTCATCCTGCGCCAGTGACTCCTCGATGCCCGCCGCCCGCCTCATGCCCTCGGCCACGATGCTGTTTCGCAAGTCTATCGGCATCGGGTCGCACGGATGGCCGCAGGACTGACAGACGTAGAACTTCGTCATTCCGCCTTCGACGTTGCACTCCACCCCGCAGCACGGGCTGATGTAGCCGGGCGCGGTCACTTGCCGCACTCGCCAATCCTGCGTCGGGTTGCGTTTATTCTGGCCTTCGCGTTGTTCACTTCTCTCTCGCGCATCTGCAAATCGGATTCAGCCCGGCACAACTCTGCTAACCATGCGTCTTTCTCGGTCACAAAGAACTCATCGCAGGTACAATCACCGCGGGTGCACTCGGACACGGTCGTTTCGTAGATGCCGTTGTTGCGACCAAGCCGCCAGCACTTGTCAGACAGCCTCATTTCAGCACCCCCTCGCAGCGGACGACGCGCCACAACGGAGCCCACTTGATACGTCGGATGGCGTCTCTCTCGTCCATCGCCAGTTCTCGGACATCTCCATCTGCGTCAACGATAATCCACGCCACGACCTTGCGCGGCTTGCGCTTCTTCGCGGGCGCGGTCACTCCCCCACCACCTTCCGGCACGCCGCGATGGCGGACGCCAGCATCTCGTGGTCCGGCTGCGACACCTGCGCGATATGAATGTCGGCGCGGACCATCGCCTCGACGGCCAGCCGCAGCGCGGCGCGGGCATCGCGGAGGTCGAGGGCGAGGTCGCACTTCTCGTTCGGCGTCAGTCCGTGGACGTTATGCCCGCCATTGAGGCAGGCGTCGGCAAGCACTTCCTCGCTCACCCTCATGGCTGCTCCTGCGGCCCCGGAACGGGCGTCGTCAGTTCAGACAGCTTGTGGTCCCAGTTGCATGACGCGGACACGCAATAGACGGTGATTGCGTCGGGGTGGTAATACGTCATGCGCGGAGTCGTGCCGAAGCCCAAGTCAATAGATTGACTTGTCATCATGGCCCCGGCGACAGGACCGCCACAGCGCGGACACCGCGGGTAATCCGACCGCTCCAGCCCGTTGCTATTCATCTCGCTCATGGCTGCTCCTGCATGGCGCGGATGGCGGCGGCGCACTCGCTCCCGGTTGCTTCGCGCATATGCCACACACCGCACGCAGCACACCGAACGTCGTGCGGATGGGCCGGAGCGCCGCACCTTGGACACTTGTTGGATGAAAGGTCTGCGTAGTGGTCGCGCTCGCACACCTTCGCGCACCGCTCCCGCTCCTCTGCGCGGACGGCGGCGTCGTGCTCTGAGAAGTCAACTTCGATGCCCTTGCTGTTGAGCATGGCGACATACTCGGCCAGCGTCATCGGTCCTCCGTCGCGGCGAGGGCGTTGTCGGCCTCGTCGTAGGCCACCTCGCAGCGGTGACACGGCCCGCCGTTGCAAGCGCAACGCCTGTTGTCCGCAACCTGTTCCAGCGCCTCCCGCAGCGTCTTGACCTGCTCGCGCAGGGCGTCACGCTCGGCCGCTATACATCCTCCGCACTCTCCGCTGCTCGCTTCGTTGTTGTTCTGCTGCGGCACGCCGTAATGGGCCATGCAGCGAATAATCCTGACATCATGGACGCCTCGCTCGTGGGCACGGTCGCGCTGGCCCATCAACTCAATGATGCTGAGGTTCGGGTCCGCCTCGCCCGTATAGGCCTTACGCAAGTCGTCGCACCCGACCGCAGCGTGATTCAAGAACTCCTGCGGCGAGAGCGTGTCGCAGACACTGGCAATCTCACGCAGCTCCCGTCGAGCGATGTCCCGCTCCTTCTCCGCCTCCGCGTAGCGGGCGAGCAGCGCGTCCCGCTCGGCGGTCAGGGAGGCGTACAACTCCCGCAGGATGTCCAACTTGTTGCGAACCGTGTCCAGCTCATCGAACACTCTATGAAGTCTCTGCTCCATCTCGTTTGGAAGGTTGGCGGACCCAAGTGCGTTTGCGCGTTCCCACGATAGCCACGCCTCACACAGTTGGGCGCGCCATTCCTGCTCAGGAAAGGTATTCCCCACGCTCATGCCCCACGCTCCTTGCGAGCCACCACGGACTGACGAAGCCTCCGCACCCAAGACCGTGCAAGGGCTTCTTCACCAAGCGCGCCAGCAATCCCCTTCGCCACCAGCCGAACCTCTGCCCGGGCCTTCGCCAACGACCCGCGCAGCCCCTCGCGCTCGCACTCGGCTATCGCGCAACGCTTCTCGGCGTCCTCCCACCCAATCTGCGCCGCGTCCCGCTCTCTCTTGGCCTTCATTCGCAAGACGCGCTCAGACTGCATCGCAGTTTCAAGCAGCCGCTCTAGCGATTCCGCATGGTCAACGGGGTAGGCGGGCATGACGTACTGCCAACCGTCGCGCTCAAGCGTCTCCCGGGACTTCTTGTCGTGTAGGTCGTAGCAGTTATCCTCAAGGTACAGTCGGGCGAGCACGTCAATCTTCTCGGGAAGACCGCCCAGAGCATCGTGTAGTCTGGTCTCCACCTTCGCGCAGCGGGCGCGGGCGGCGTCCAGCGTGGAGAATAGGCGGCGGATGCAGGTCCACAGTCCCGGCTCGGCTTCGGGACCGTCCATCTCGGCGGTAGCCCTCCACTCCCGCTCCTCCTCCGGCGTCAGCGGCTTCGCGGT